TGACCATTGCCCCTGAAGTCCAGGTCCGCTTCAGCCTGTGCTTCCATCTGCCGGGATTGCTCCGTGTAGTACCAGCCCAAAGCCTCATTCACCACGTCTGGCGGCATGTTCTTGCCGTGCATGCGTTCGAGGAAGGAATCGACCACGGGCTTGTCGGCCTCTCCCACTACAAACCCATCCGGCAAGGCGATCTCATAGCCGTCTGGTTTCTCGGGGATGCCGTTGTCTGCTCGCCATGCAGCAACTTCTTCGGGCGTGGCGTCGGCCTTGAGCGGCTGCTTGACGCCTGCGCTGATCTTGGCCTGTGCTGCGACCAGAGCGTCCACAACAGCCTTGGGCGAGTTGTAGCGGTCCAGGCGCTTCATCAGCTTCTCATCGCCGCCTGCGGCTTTGCTGCGCCAATCCTCCGGCCAGTCGCCTTTCGGTTCGGGGTCGGATGGCGGATCGACGGGCGCCGGGTTTACAGGGTCAACGGGCGCCGGATCAACCGGAGCAGGGTCTACGGGTGCGGGTTGAGGTGTCGGCGCAGGCGCCGGGTCAACGACGACGGGATCGGTCATTGTGCTTTGTCCTTAATGAATGCTTGCGGATTGACAGACAGGAGCTTCACGACTTCAAGCCCCACGAAGCGCCGGCCTTCAGCAAACGCCGAAGCGTCTTGTTGGCCGGGGAAAAAGGTTGCGTTGTAGGTGGCGGCGCCGATCCGAATCAACCAGTCGAGGCTGCGTTTCTGCTGTTCTGGTGAAGCATCGCCACGCTGCAATGCCTGAAAGGCCGAAGCATCAGCAACCTCCCACGGGGCATCAAAGTATGGCGGGATGACTTTCTTGGTCATTGCTGCACCATCCCAGATTCAGAGAGGGTCTTGGCTACGTTTGCCCCGCCTTGCATAAGCTCAAGCATCTTCTGCGCTTCCATCGCCTGCTGCTGCTGGGCGACGATCTCGTCAACCGCTTGGGGTGAACGCAGCCACTTGGCCGGCACGGTGGACGACAGCGCATCACGAGCGGCTTCGCGTCCGTCGATGATGTTGACTGCGCCGGGGTCGAGGTTGGCGGCTGCAGCGAGAATCTGGACCGCTTCACTGAGTTGTCCAATCTTGATTCTTTCGTTGGCCTCGTGAATCGGCGACTCGAACGAGAAGCGAATATCTGCGCCCTGGATCGACTTCGGCACGCTGTTGCGCATTTCCGGGGTGGCACGTAGCAGTATCTCGAACGTGTCATCGCACAGGCTGGCGTTGTAGCTCGTCTCAACCGGCTCGAATAGCGGCAGGGTGTTGCGGATGAATTCCTGAACACGTTGCCCGACTTCATAAGCGGTCATGTCCCGGCCCGTAACAGGCGGCAGGTTGAGCTTGGACAAATAGAACGCATCGGCAAGCTGGGCACGCAGGTCTTGCGCGTAGTCAAGCCCGAAGCCCAAACCAGTCTTATCCACAGTCAGCGGACGCAGCACTTCGCCCAGGCGCTCGTCGTATGCAGCGTCAACCCAGGTGATACCCCCGGCATAAAGTCCCACATCGCCCCTGATCGCTTCCTTGACTGCCAGCATGGGCGGATCGACCGCCTTTTCTCCGGCACTCAGGATGGTTAGCGTCATGGCCTGCAACAGTCTTGCATCAGGCAATGCTGCGACAACGGCAGGGGAATGCGCGTACTGGCTGCCAGATACGGTAGACCAGCGGGCAATGGTGTAATGGCGGGTCCACGAACCGACGCATTCAAGCTCATGCTTGTTGTCGATGTCGATGTAGATCGAGACGTAGGGCTGGGTGAACCGCTTGCCGCCGATGCGCTCGTATTCCTCGGATGGCATGACGACGTGGCGGACGTTGATCTCGGTATAGGGTTCTTTCTCCAGCTTGTCCCTGACCTTCTGGTGCACGGTCTTGGGGAACATCTGCACCAGCATGGCCGCAGATGGTTTCCACTTGCGATGGATGGTATCGAGTTCGCCTTCGGAGTTCTCGGCCCACGCCACATCACGCAGGTGCCAGCAGCGGTACAGCAGGCCATTTCCTGCCTTGTTCAGTTCCTTGCTGATGCAGCACTGGCCGAACGCAGCGAAATCATGGTCGCCTTCTTTCGTCGCGCGCTGGAACTGTGAGCGGCTGTCGTACATCGCCCGCTTCTGCATGGCCGTCATCTTCTCAAGCCATTGTTTCGCTTCGGTGTCTTCGCGGTCCGAATGGTTGGTGCCGGCCTTGAACCAGTCCTTTGCCGTAGGGCGCAGCATGGCGCCGAAGGCATTACCCAGGTCCCGACGTGCGAGAACCGGGTAGCTGGTCATCAGTCCATTGGCAAGTTCATCTCCGACGTTGCGGGCTGTGGTGAAATCCGCCCTCTCGGGGTAGAAGGACTCAGCGATCATCTGCCAAAGCGACAGCAGCCCGCTCCGCTTATCGAATAGCTGGTCCCCAAATCTGATGACGGTATCGAGGATCATCCGCCGAACTTCTCCGCATCGCCCATGATCGTGCCAGACCCGGACATGGAACGTGAGCGCTTACGCTTGGCTTCATCTTCGCCCATTGCGAGAGTGGATGCAGAGGTTGCCGCAGCCGCACGCGCCTCTGCGGTAACAGGCTTCTTATCCTTGTCCAGGATATTCCAGGGCGTCCTGTCTTTCGGTTTCAGAGAATGCAGATTACTTCTTCCAAGCATCTTGGCCATATCAACCACCAAGCCGGTCGGCTTCACCCAGTATCGTGCTGTCCCGGCCAGATGAGCCACGCACACGGGCCGAGGTCTTCGACTTCGCACGCTTCACCGCATCTTCGTCAACCATCGGCGTCGGCTTGGGCGGCGCGGGAGTCTTGGGTTTGCTGAACAGACTTGCCATAACATGCCCCTTTCGTGGATTTTGCTGAATCAGCCACGAAATTATCATGAGTTACCTTTTCCGTCTGCTTTCTGGCCTGTTCAGTAAAACCCTTGGCTCCTGACCACGCATGGACTTGAATCCACCGTTGATGTTCTCGCCCTTGTATCCAACCGACCACGCCATCACCACGGCGTCACCGTGGTCAGTAGAGCGTCCCAGGCGCTTGCAGACTTCCTCCTTGGACTCGACACATATCTTCGCCGCCTTAATCTCGTAGGTCGGGGCTGTCAGGTCGGCAACCAGTGCCGGATCGGCCGGCAGCATGATGGTAGACCCGCCAGGCTGTTCGGGGTCAAGCGCCTCACGGAAGCGCCATATTGATTGACTGCGCTTGTTCTGGAAGCTGAATTGCCGTGATCTGTCACGCCCGGTAGCAGACGTTCCGCCTTTGTAGGCAATCGGCTCAAGATGGTTTGAGCGAAGGTGCTCGTACATCGCGGAGCCGTAGCCTCCGGACATATCAATCACGATGTCGGCCTGGTCCTTGCGGTTGGCGATAACAAGTCCACCCGAGTAAGCCCCCATCCTGTCCATCGGGAGTTCCTTGCCGGGAACCTCGACGATTGGAGCAAACCACCCGTCGTAACGCGGCGCAATGGTCATGGGGTCGTTACCACCTCCAGAAGCATCAACCCCGATGGCGCACATCGGCACGCCGGCTGGCGGGTTGGCGGTCCATCTTGACTGTGCCGCGCGTACCCATGCAGTCGGGATAACCTGGAATGCACCATCCTTCAGCCCAATATCAAAGCGCCCGTCCCGGTAGGCGTCACGCATTTCCTGCGGCAAGGCGTCAAGGGATGCGCCGTAGTTGGTCGATGCAAGATCAGGGTTGTCGGCCAGTTGCGCCGGGATGAACGACCTGGAGCGCGCCATTACCGGACGGGCTTCTCCCGGTACGATGTGTGGGCCCGGTCCATCGACTTCGGCGTCCTCACCGTCAATCGTGGTGTACCAGCGCAGTTCACCGGGCTTGGCCGGGTTCGGGTGGTTCGGGTCGAGCCATGCTGCCCAGCGGCGAATGACCCACAATCCTTCTGGTCTGGTCGGTGGGTTTCCAGCAGCCACCACACGGCAGCGTTGTCCGGGCTTGGCCGAACGGTTCCAGGCGATGATGAAGGTGTAGACCGACTCGGGAAAGTCAGAAACCTCATCGAATCCGATCAGGCTGTTGGGCTTACCCTTAAAGCGTTGCTTCTCGTCGTCCGAAC